AAATAAAATTGGGTATATATCAGAAGATATTCCAGAAGGAACAACAGTAGATGAGAGCGTCTTCGTTAGAGACAGGAATATCTATGGTAACTTCGGATTTAACAACTCAGATGAAGCTTATTATAATGGGATTAGACCAACTAAGATAATAACTACCGAGCTAGGATTTAGCTACGAAGGAACTCATAATCATAAAATGAAAGTTTTAAGAGATGGAGAAATTAAATTTATCAGATCTGACGAAATGGTAGTCGGAGAGACAATTCTTATAGATAAGTCTGATAGATGGCATAATGAATCTCTCTCTCGTTCCGATACGCTATACTATAATCTTGGGCTTGAAAGCAACGATATTTTCTTAAAAGAAATGCTTAGTGCAAATAAAGAACAAATGTCTGATTATCTAAGAGGATTTTTTGAACAGCATTTGTCTTCTGGATTAGTCTTCAGTAATATTAATTATTTTTCTTTAAAGTGTAACAATGAAGAATCTATTAAGATAATTCAAAATGTTTTATTACATTATTCAATTATAAGCGGAAGAACGAACAACAAGTTAATTATTAAAGACAAAAGTAGTTTATTCAATCTAATAGATAAAATATGTGTTCATCTCGATAGATTTAAAAATATGTTTAGTCTTGACACAAATACAGATAATATTTATTATGATAAAATTTCTAGCATAGAAGATGGAGAATGTGCTACATACGATGTTCATGTTCCTAGTGGTCATGAATATACAGCAAATGGATTTTTTAGTCACAACAGTAAAATTAGAGGTATTCGTGCCAATATCATTATTTCAGATGAATTTGCTTCTATTCCTGAAGAAATTTTTAATGTAGTTATTCAGGGCTTTGCGATTGTGGCAGACAGTCCAGTAGAGAAGGTGAAAGAACAATCTCTTATATACGATCTAAAGAAAGCTGGCTTATGGACAGAAGAATTAGATGGTGAATATAAAAATAAGAATAAAGGCAATCAAATTATATATTCTGGAACAGCATATTATGCTTTTAATCATTTTTATAAATATTTTTCGAAATGGAGAGAAATTATTTCTTCTAATGGAGATCCAAGTAAGCTAAACTCTATTATAGATGCTAATGATCCATTGTCTGATGGGTTCAACTGGAAAGACTATTGTATTATCCGTATTCCATACACGGCTTTACCAAAGGGATTTCTAGACCAAGGAATTTTAGCACAGGCCAAAGCTACTTTAAATACTAATCAATTCTTATGCGAATATGGTGGAATATTTGCAAAAGATAGCGATGGATTTTACAAAAGATCTATCATTGACGCTGCAACTACTACCAAAAGTATAAAAGTTCCATCTGGGAAGTTAGTTCAATTTAGTGCTTCAAAAATCGGAGATCCAAAAAAGAGATATGTTATGGGGATCGATCCTGCTGCAGAAAGAGACAATGCAGCTATTGTTATACTAGAAGACAACGAAGAATATCGTTCTATTGTTCATTGTTGGACAACTAATAGAAAGAAATTCACAAGTTTAAAAAATAAAGCGAAAGATTCTAATCAAGACATAACAGATGATTACTATAGATTCATAGCCAAAAAGATTAGACAACTAATGCGTGATTTTAACGTAGATAGAATTTGCATGGATAAAAACGGCGGCGGAATAGCCATTGCAGAAGCTTTGTCTAGCAAAGATACGTTTTTAACTGATGAATTTCCTGTTTTTGAAATTATTAATCCAGATGTTCCTAAGCAATGCGACATAGAAGAGGGGCTTCATTTATTAGAACTAGTTATTCCAACTACTAATCTCAACAGCGAGGCTAATCATGGAATGCTCAAAGACATTCAGGACAAAATTTTATTATTCCCTAGATTTGATACAGTAGAACTAGAAAAGTCTATAGTATTAGACGGAATGAATGAAGATATTTTTAGTTCTTTTGAAGAGTTGGTCAACGAAGTAGAAGAGCTTAAGAATGAACTTTCTTCCATTGTTATGACCGGAACATCTATTCTAGGTGCTGAAAAATTTGATACACCAGAAGTCAAAATGGAAGGTGCAAAGAAGGGAAGATTAAAAAAGGATAGATATTCGGCATTGTTATATGCTAACTACTATACTAGGAATAAGAATAAACAAGAGCCTAGTTTGTCTATGTCTTATAAAGTTGTCGGTAATAATAAGATTTCTACAACCAAAAACAATAACAACAATAATATGTATACTGGATTTGGAGTAGCTAAATTTGGACAATCCGATTGGGCTAAAAAAGGATCTCCAGGTTTTTACAAAAGATCAGAATAATGTCTGTATACTAATATGAAACGTAATTCAATTACAATTGAAATGGACAAATATGACGCCAGGATACAAATCTTTTAACGGTAATAATAAATCTAAAGTATTATCGGAATATTCTAATACTGTTGATAAATTTGACTCACTCCTTAGAAAGAGCACAGCTTTTACTAATGAAATAGTAAGTGATATAATTGTTAGACAACCATTTAGTAAAGATGATTATGAATATTTTCGTCCTAACGAATCTATCCCTGGTAGATTCAATGATCTAATTAAGATGTGTAGATCTTCGTATCACAAAATGGGAATTATCAGAAACGTTATTGATCTTATGACAGATTTTGTTTCTGATGGATTTAAAGTAGTTGACGCTGATCCCGAAAGAAATAAATTTTTCCAACTATGGCTAAAACAAACTAATTTTACTGATATTATACAGGAATTTACTAAGCACTATCTAATTGATAACAATGTTGTCCTAAAGAGAATAACAGCAAAGATGACTAAATCAGTCCAAAGCGTATGGGAAAAATCCATAGCCGGTGCTGATGTCAAGATGTATAAGCCAATAAAAGAATTTGGAACTAAAGAAATTCCATGGAGATACTCTTTTTTAAATATTGTTAATTTGAACTGGACAGGAGGAGAGCTTGGTAAGCTAACTGGAACCTCTGGTCTAAGTATTACTCTGTCTCCTAATATTATTAGCAAGATACGTTCTAAAGTTAAAATGGATGCTGAGTCGGTCAAAGATCTTCCAGAAGATTTTAGAAAACAAGTCTTAAGCGGACAGGCTAATTCTTTTGAATTAGATATGTCCAAAATATACATGGCTCATGGAACTAAGAATTCTTGGGACTTTTGGGCTTCTCCAACACTAGAAGCAATTCTTTCAGATGTTCTTTATAAGCAAAAGCTTCGTCAAGCAGAAATGTCTGCATTAGACGGTGTTATTAACGTTATTAGACTTTGGAAACTTGGAGATCACAAAGCAGGAATTCTTCCAGACCAAGGTGCTGTAGATAAATTATTAAATATTTTACAGGCTAATACCGGCGGTGGAGCCATGGATCTCGTTTGGGACTCCATGATTGAGATGCAGCCATTCTATCCTCCTATTGATAAAATACTAGGATCGGATAAATACGAACAAGTTAATAAAGATATCCTGATTGGACTTGGGGTTCCCGAAGTACTGCTTGGTGGGAAAGGTGCCAATTTCTCTAACAGTTTTATTCAACTCAAGACATTAGTAGAGAAACTAGAGAATGTTAGACGAAAATTGTTTGCTTTTATAAATAATGAACTATCTATAGTTTGTGAATCAATGGGTTTTGATTCTTTACCAGTGGTTCAGTTTGGTTCTATCGCTGATGACGAAGGCACTACTAAAAAATTAATTGTTGGGCTTCTTGACAGAGGAATAGTAAGTGCAGAAACAGTTCTAGAGATATATGGACATGATTTTAAAATTGAAAAGAAGAGACTTGAGGATCAAAAGAATCAATTTGAAATAAAGGGTCCATTTAAGACAGAAGAAGATGCTCCAACGAACGGCAGACCTTTTATGGGAAAAGACAACCTTAAGAGAAAAACAAGGGTTGCGAAACCTAGAACAACGGCTATTACCGGAATGTCCTTTATTGATAAGATTGATGAATATTATATTCCAATTTATTTGGAACACATCCAAGTTAAAAATCTTAGACAAATAACAAATGATCAAAAGCTAGAACTAAATGACATAAGGTCATATATATTGTCTTGTATTAAACCTAGTGATAAGATACAAAGCGAAAATGACTTAGTTTCTATTTTAGAAGAGAAAAGAACACCTAGTTCTGAAGTGTTAGACTTAATTAAAAATAATATATCTTATTTTGTTAAGGAAAACGAAGCACAGCCAACTATACAGCAAAGAAAAATGATAGAATCTCTCTCGTGGACAGAAAT